AGGCGGGGCGCGCCAACATTGAGGACATGTTGAACGGGGATGATGGTTGGTGGGTCATTAATTTCGAGCTGTTGGTTTCCCTGGGAAAGGCGGTAGAAACGAAGAAAAGGCCGACCGTTTCTTTCTCGAAGAAATCGTTCGATATGGTGGTCGTGGACGAGGTCCACCGTATCGCGAATCACCGTACTCAGTCTTTCCGGGCTGTAAAAGCATTGAAATCAAAGTACCGTCTTGGCTTGTCGGGTACGCCTGCCGGCAACAAGCCCGTCAATATTTATGGTGTTCTCAAATTCCTGAACCCGGATAGTGTTGATCGGAGTTTCTACCGGTTTGCGGATGAGTTTTTTGTTTCTGAGTTCAATCCGTTTGCGGCGTCTCCGTACGCCAGGGTTTACGGTGGGGAGAGGGTGCCGGGTGCGCTCCGCGATTCTGTAGGGGATAAATGGTCTTCGATGCGGGGGAGTGAGGTTTTCGGAGATCTTCCTCCCGTGAATGTTCAACGAATTGCTTGTGGGATGCGGCGTGAACAGAAGAGAATGTATCGCGAATTTGTGGAACATCGTCTAGCGATTATGGATGGTGGGGCTAGCGTGGCCTCGTCCGCCGCCGTTCTCGACGGGAGGCTCAGACAGATCACTCTCGGACCGCTGAAAATCGTGGACGATAGCGTCGAGTTCGAGGAGCGAGAATCTTCGAAGATTGACGCCACCATTGACATTTTGTCTGATCTGCCACAGGGCGAGAAGGTTATTCTGTGGTGTCATTCACGTAAATTCATGGCGCCGTTGCGGAAACGGCTTGCTGGTGCCGGCTACGGGAGTGTTGAGTTGTCTAGTGATTACCATGACGAGTGGCGACAGTTTTTGAAGCCTGACGGTCCTCGGATTCTTTGTGCTGTTATTGCGGCCGCTGCTGAAGGTATTGATGGTCTGCAGAATGTTTGCAACAGCGAGATTTGGTTGAGTGAGGATAATAGTGTGATTTTGAATTTGCAGGCATCTGCCCGTTTGAATCGTAAGGGGCAAACAAAACGGGTGAATCGTTTTCTTTTGCAGTGCGAGAATACTGTTGACGTGACGGCTGTGGAGCCTAGGCTGGCGGCGGGGTATGAGCGTTTGCGTGAGAGCGGCCTCATATGAGATGTGATAGACGCCACGCCCACGTGGGTTGCGTACACCATCACCACGCGCTTACAGTAGATGCCATGAGGACAGAAATACAACGCGGTTCGAACATTCGCCTAGTGCGACGCCGCATGACAGGCACCATCAGAAACATTCTCGTATCCGACGACAGTGAATTGGTCGGCAGGAATTTCCTGATAGTCACCCCAGTGAGCGATGGGCACTCAGATGTCAGTGTCATCCATGTTACGGCGGATAACATTAACATCATGCGCGGCATGGCCACCAATAACAGCCTCGACATTTACGAGCTCATTGCGACGGAGGAGTGAAAAACATTATGCGCATCACACAAGGCACCGCGATTGACGAGATCGCCGGCCGCACCATCATTCTGAAATGGCCTACACAGTTCGGCGTCAAGACAATGCAACTGCACGTACCCAATATTCGATCGGAGAACATCTGGCGGATCCAATGCTATGCGGCCATCATTTCCACGGCAATCGAGGAGAAAGCCGGTCTCACAGCAACCATCGTCGAATAACACATCATTAACATTCTGAGGAAGAGAGAGTAAAAACACTAATGGGCGTCTACCTAGTATGGGAATCGTCACAGAAGGGCGACTACCGGGTCTATTCGAATCTTGAACAAGCCGCTATGCGGGCCGAGGAGCTCGGTGGCACCGTCTATGAAATCATGCCGGCCGGCGACGCAAGACTATTCTTCATTGAAGATATCGCAAGCGGAGACATCGAGGTTCACCACGACGTCAGGCTCGCTGCTATTGCCGCAATTCAGGAGGGGGAGAAATTTGAATTTGAGCCCGGCCGCCATGCTCGCGGTCAGTAATGTTTTCGCCCCAACCGAGCGTGACAAACAAGTGCGCATCGGTGTGAGTGAGATCGGGGACGATTGTGAGCGGTGCATTGCCGACAAACTCCTCGGAATCCCGCACGATACGGAGAATACGGGCACCCCGTTGGCGCCGTTTCTCGGCACCGCGTTTCACGCTTTCGCGGAATCACGCACAAAGAATGAACCGAATGTTCTCGTGGAGCAGAGAGTAGAGGTATGCGATCTTGAAGACTATGGGCGTATTTCTGGGAGTGTGGATCGCTTCGATATTGCGGCGGCGGCGGTCCTAGACTGGAAATTGCTCTCGCGGAAAAAGATTTCCGCATTCAGGAAGAGCATTAAATGGGAAGACGGAATGCCGAGGTTCGCTAACACGGCGGCAGGGAGCCAGTTTCGTAAATACTACATTCAGATCATGCTCTACGGGTACGGTCTCACGCAGCTCGGACACGAGGTGGCTCACTGTTCTATTGTTGCTCTTCCAAGGGACTGCAGTGTAGAAGTCGTACCGGATAGTATTTGCGAGTTCTCTTTCCCATGGCGGCAGGACGTTGCGCTCGCGGCTATAGAGAGACTCCAAAACATTTGGGAGAGAGCAAGGTCACATGGCGGTAGGGTTGACAGCTTCCAATCGTCCCCTCTATGTTGGTACTGCTCACATGAGCGCCACACAGAAGCATTCAAAAACTACAACATCAACGGTTAGGAGGTGAAACACACTATGGCTTTCGAGGACACTCTTGCCCGTCTCGGAATGACAGTCGTGAACCCAGAGCAAAATAATCATTTCAATATGCTCATTCACGGTGTGAGTGGCGTTGGCAAAACGTCGCTCGCAGCCACAGCGTCACAGGTGGACGACATGTCGCCCGTCCTGTACGTTGATTTCGAATCCGGCACGCTCCCGGTACGGGATTGGGGAAATCCGCAAAACATCACTGTCGTGCATTGCGACAAGTGGGTTGATTGCGCCAATCTTTGCGATAACATCGCACGCAACCTTGCGGAATTCCCCTACAAAACTGTAGTATTCGACACACTGGACAAATGCCAGGAACTCATCCTGTCTCACTATGAGACTGTGTCGAATGATACGTGGACGAAATGGCGGGCAGTGTATGATTCCCTGTTGAAGGCGATCGGCGTATTCTTGAACGCCCCCAACATTTCATTCATTGCTATCACGCATTCCGCACGCGAGAGCAGTGAGGTCACCGGGGAAGTCTTCATCGCCCCGTCTTTTGAGGGACAGAAGTCCGGGCAGCGCATCCCCGCCTTGTTCAATTTCGTCGGCTACATGGAATGGGCGAACGTGGACAATGGGGACGGGGAAGAAATCACCGTGCCAGTACTGTACACTCGCAAACCGAACGTCGTGACAAAACAACAATCACGCGGGTTCCCTCCAGCAATGGGAAACCCGAGCATGACCAAGATCCACAATTACATCACTAGCCACTAACCAAAACATAGGAAGAGAGAAAACTATTATGGCTAAGATCACTGTTACCGCTGACCGTGGCGTCTCCGCTGAGACTCTTGCTATCGCCGCCGACGCAGTCAGGGAAGCACTCCGCGACAGCCCCACCAAGGGCGAGAACTGAATCCCCGCAATTCTTTCCATCCCCCGATTCACAGGAGCACAATAATTATGGCAACTGGCTTCAATTTCGGCACCGACCTCTCATCACTGGAAGTCGCTACCGGTGGAGGCAATTTCGAGCCGCCCAAGCCCGGAAAGCACTCCGCATTCATCACCAAGACGGAAATGACCACCTCCAAGAGTGGGCGACCCATGCTCGTCACCGATTGGATGATTGATGGCGACGACGAGGACGCTGGAAAGGCCCTCACTGACCGCACCGTTTTCACTATCAACAAGAATGGAAAGACTTTCATCCATTTCAATATTCCGAAGTATTTCAGTGCCGCTGGCCTCTGGCCAGCCGACGCCAGGGAGAGGGCCAATCTTCTCTCACCGCAGAAGATCGATGCGACCGTGAAGCGCGTGTGTGAGAATCTGGAGGGCGCTCACGCAACATTGGTGACCCGAATGAGCAAGCCCAGGCCCCGTCTCGACGATTACGGTCGCCCCGCATATGAGCAGGACGAGAACGGAGTCACGATTCTCGGTGAGGATGGTGCCCCGAAGCCCGCCTTCTGGCCTCCGAGAGCCGAGATTTCTTCCATTGATTTCGAGGCCAAGAAGAATTCTGAGACCGCATGGTCGGTAGTTTTCTGACACATAGGGTCGCATGATTTGAATAGCGGGGGGCACAAACGCCTTCCCCCCGCTATTCAACTGAGAAGAGAGACGAACACACAAAATGACGCAACCATCATACGAACAATACAGAGTAGTCGCTAACAGACTCACCCAGCTCAGCCACCGCACCGCTAGCGAGAATTTCCAATTCCCTTCGATTGACGCCGCCATCGAATGGTGTTTCACGTATCTGGAAATTCCTGAGGACAACAGGTGGCGATTCACGCGCCCTGACATTACTAAACCGATTGCCCCATGCAATCTCGACGTAGTACTGAATCGTCTACCGGATGCGCCGTACTCGCACCAGTACTGCAAGGTGAACGACACGCTTATGCCGTATCGCTCCTACAACGACATTCGTCTTAAGATTTGGAAATGGCGAGAGAAGAACGGTGTAGATAATTTCGAGTTTGACGGCATGACGTCGGCTATCGAATGGTGCTACAACGAATTCAACCCATCGGTTGTGTTCGATTGGGAATTCGCCACCGAGAATGGAGTGTTTCGCCCTGGCGAGATTTCAATAGTGCACACCGGGAGCAGTAAAGAAACACACGATCGTCTTCTTCTTCACCCCGACAAGAAAACTTATAAGACGACGACTGGCGTGCAGCCGGAAATGGTGGGGCGACGCTTCCAACAATGGGAAGTAGTTTCCCCCGAATGGAAGATCATGAGAGATGGTCATAAGCACTACTACATGCGTTGCGTGAATTGCGGGGAAGACAGGTGGCTTCGTGTTTCGCACTTCAGTGGCGGTAGGACTGTGGCCTGCCCGTGCACTAGCCCGTCAATCCGCATGTACAGAGAAGTACCCGAATGGCTCATCCCGAAACTCATGCGACGCATTTACGATATGAAAAGGTATGTGTCGAAAGAGGACTTTCGTTTTGATTCTACGCAGGATTGCGCAATATGGTGCTACAAGCATTTGCCTTTCCCGAGTAAGCCGGGCACGTCGTGGGCTTTGAAAAAGGGGCGTAGGAAGCCCATGATGCCAGGCACGTTGTGGCTTGAAATAGACGGCGTACGCACAGACACTACGAAAAGTATCGCTAACGTGAACAAGTCGCGGCGAAGCTTGCGAAAGTGAAATGAGGGGGAAAGGTATGATGCAACGGGTGATGGCTGTTGATCCCGGCAAATCAACAGGAATCGTCGTCGGAGACTTCCACGACGACCGCGAATTCTCGATCATTCATGTTCAGCAGCTTAAGCATGAGCATTGGATGAGTAACGTCTACGATATTCTCGCCACACACAACGAGTATGCTCCCGATGTTACTGTGTGTGAACGGTTCGATCTCAGGCCGGGCAACAATTTTCTCGCAGACCTCACTCCAGTAAAGATCAACTCTGTGCTGGAATGGGAGCTTGGGGGTATCGTGTGGCAGACTCCCGCAATGGCAAAAACTACTATCCCGGATAATGTTTTGAAGATTCTTGGTTTTTGGCCCACAGGAGCCAGTGTGGGCCAGCCTGACGCGGACGACGCGCGTGATGCGGGGCGTCATCTTTTCCTGTGGGCAGTCACTAAACGCCACGACGAGGCTGTGATCGCCCGCATCGTTGGAAGCGACGCGGAACGGAGATGAATGTTTCACGTGAAACGCAGAATCTACGCACCCAACGAAGAGCCGATAAATTCCCACGCATGATCCACCGAAACCTCGGTTCGCGCCTTCACATCATCCGGGGAATAGCTGAACGACGCCGCATGATCCGCCCACTCATGCATGGGCACATCGTTCCAGGAATCCCCAATCGTGTGGGTTTCATACTCGACCGGTTTCAGATACTCCACAAGCCACGCCAGCCCGGTCGCCTTCGTGCACTGCGGGGGCACAATATCCAGAAAATCCTGGTTCTTGTGACAATCCACTGAATCACCGAACTCCTCAAGAATCCAGCGGTAGGCGCGCTCGCGAGCATCGTCTTCAGGAATCCATAGGGGCACACCCACATAATCTTGGGTATCAATCTCGGACTCTGCCAGCGGCAGGAACTCGGGCAGAATATTAGTCGAAGACCCCACATTATCCGCCAGACGATAGTCATGGGTTAAAGTCGTGGCAAAAAGAGCGACCCCCGGCTCCTTTGTGAACCGCTCATA